AAACGGATAACATACTTGAGCAATGCTCTATTATGATTATCAATGACCTTTTGTTCTGTGATTACGTTTGCCATTTTTAGTTCCTAATTGAGAAGTTAATTAGTTTCTTGAAGGACTCAAGGTCTTCGTTTAGCATACCTTCAACAATCTTTTTGTTTTTGATATTGACCGAGTCATAAACTTCAAGTATTCTTTTTGCCATAGAGGTATTTAGTGTAATTGTTCTTCCATTGATGGAAAGATCCATATTATCAATACCTTCTTTAACCATATTACGAATATCAGATATGGAATTTTCTTTAAGTTGTGCTTGTTTTAATTTGGATTGATAAACAGGATCTTTTCCTGACGCTGTTTGCCATGAACTATATGCTTTACCATGTGGAGTATCTCTATACAAACCTTTAACTGCTACATCTGTAGAAATATTACTACCTCCAGACATTGCATCTTTAGCTGCGTCTGCGGCTATTCCACCTGCTGCACCAGCCAAACCACTTTTTACAGGACTGGATGGTTTTGGTTTGGCCGCACTCTTAGCAATTGCTGATGCATCTCTAGCAACTACACCTTTTGCTGCGCTTTTACCTGCCAATTTACCAATACCTTTACGAACTAAACCAGCACCCGCTTTTAATCCCTTTGCGGCAACTCTAGTAAGAGGACCACCAACGGCCATCATTGCAGTATCAACGGCCGCATCTTTAGCAGCACCTTTATAATCACCTTTATATAATTTTTTACCTGCGCTATAATATGGAACAGCAATATCTGCTACTGTATCCGCAACATCTGCAAGACCTTCGTTCATTCTTTCTTCACGGAGTTTTTCAACCTTATCTTTAAAACTCTCGTAAGTTGGCCTCTCGGTATAACGAGACATTACAGGACCATCTTCCTCTACAGGCACACAATTAGGTACCATCTTATTACCTTTTTTCTTCATACCTTCTTGTTTATAATTATTCCAACACGCTTCATCAAGAGTATCACTTATAACAGATTCACTCAAATTTAAATTGCCTCCTGGTCCAAATGGAATAGAAAGATACTTATCAAGCAATTTAGAATAATATAATGCTACGACTTGTTTTTTAGGATATAGTCTAAATGATAATCTTCTAAAAATAAGCAATGAAGGCATATCTTTATAAGAGGCCATTTCATTACCTTTACTCTCAAGCATCAACTCCTCAGGAAGAACTTCAACCTGAGACATAAATTTATCATTATATTCTTCACGTAGTTGCTTGAGTGTTTTCATTATACTATCCTTTACTGAGCAAAATAGGAGGCAGCGATTTCTTTCTTACGCTCTTCCAATTTCTCTTGTGCCTTCTCTTGGAGGGCAGTCATGAGATTTTCTTTCATAGCGTTAAGATCATTTTCTAGAATGTTCTCAATCGCCTCATTGATAAGGTCTTGATTTTCCATTGTAGTTTCCTCGTGGACTGTGTGTGTTGTTCCTGTAGCACCAGGTGCATATTTTACATCTGGTTTATTTAGATGTATATGTGATTGAAAGTTGTTTTCTGCAACATCACTTTTACCCATTGGGCCAACTGCATCATCCCAATCTTTGTCTTTGCTGTTTTCTTTTGTTAGTTGTTTGATAGCAGTTGTAATACCTTTTTGGCGTTTACCCCAGGTTTTGATGTCTGCCTTATGACCTTGCAAGGACTTTTTACGTGAAGCAGAGGCCTTCTTTACATATGAACCAAGTGTTTCTGCCTTTAGTTCATCAATCTGTTCCTCAGCAACCTGCTTTGCTCTCTTTGTTGCTGTAGCATACAATACTTCTTTAGCTCGTTCACCATAACGTTTTTTCATTCCAGGAAGACCTTTCTTCATGGACATTACAATCTCTTCTTTCTTTTTGGTCTCGGCAGGAGTCAAATGTTTTTCTTCAATCTGTTCTTTTTTCAATCTAAACTTTAGTTTTTTCAAATTTCCATCATTTTCTAAATGACCAATAGCACCTTCTTTTGTTTTGTGCATGGCTGATTTCCATTGCATTCCTATTTTTCTGCGAGTAGAAAATCTATTATCGTCATGCTGAGTAACGGTGCCGTATAAAGGACCTTTTTTGTGTGTATATACTACTTCATCCTCGTAAATACCGCGTTCTGCTGTTGATGGATATTTGTTTTCTTCTTCGCAGTTCCACTTACGCAATGCTAAGGCCTTACGGGTTGGTCTGCCTTTTTCATCCTTCATAGGACCTTTCATACCACCCATACGGGCACAGAATGACTTACGACGCTTTGCTGGTTTGCTATCTGGGTCCAACTTTGATGGTTCAGTTGTAACGGCCATAGAAAGTTTAGAACCAGGATGTTCTCTACGATATGAAGCAATACCTTTGCGGTTCAAACCACCTTCTGGATCTTTACCAGCACTACGTTGCCATGCTGAGGATTCTTCGATGTCGTTATCTTCTTTCATGGTCGCCTTCTTCTTTAATGCGTCTTTTGCTAGATCGTAACCTTTTTTACCGTAATGTGCGGCACTTGCTGCCCATCCTGCTGCACCTGGTAATGCTGTTGCCGCACGTACCATATCACTTTGAGGATGTGATTTATGCTGGCTCATAGCGTCTACCATGGTATACATATTAGCAGCAGTCATTCCTGCCATGGCCACTTTTTTGGCTTTATCTTTTAGCGGACCTTCTTCAAGTTGGTCATTTGTTCTACCTTTTGGTGGTGCATCAGAGATACCTTCGTATCCTACATTACCACCTAGTTCATCCAACTTTGCTTTAACTCTTGTTCTGGCCGTTGTTGTTTCTTGTATAACGGTATTTGCCTTTAAATGGTGATTTCTTCCAGTTCTTATTTCAGTTGGATTAAAGTGATTAAAACCTAATGCTTTATTATGATGATCCAAATGTGCTTTTTGTATATTCATCAACTTATCTTCTTGATCAAGTTGATAAGCATTAACATTATTACTAATGTATTGGTGTTCTTCACCTTTAGCAGAACCAGGTTCAATAGCACCAGTATGTGTATGTTCTTTAATAATCTTAGTCAACTAAACTGTCCTTATTTAGTTCAATGAGATATCCGTTTTCATTTATAAATCTAACACTACCTTGTGGATCAGTATATTGGTTATTACCAACATAAACTAATCCTAAGTCTCTTGCTTCTTTAGCAACTGTCTTTTTCTTTGGTGCTGGTTTCTTAGCAGGCGCCGCAGATTTTTTTGACTTAATCTTTTCCAACTCAATCTTTTTATCCATCATAGATTGTTCATGGTCTTTATTGATTAGTTCATTCTTACTAACAGGTTGTTCTTCGGTATTCTTATCAATCTCTTGCTGAACAGCAGCCTGTGTGATCTGCTGTTGTGCTTGGAACTGTAACTGGTTTTGCTGATCGGCTTGTTGTTGTGCCTGCTGATCAATCATTTGCTGTTGCTGTTGCTGTGCCATAATAGCATTTTCTTGTTCCATCTGTCCGTTGATTTCTTCCATGTCTTCGTCAGACTGTTGAAGAATGTTCTTACGAACCCATTCAATACTATAATATTTACCAACAAATGGATCTACTTTTGCAAGTGTATCTAGACGGACATTAAGAAGTTCTGCTTCTTTTAACTCATCAAAGTTATTGTCTTTTTTGAAATCGTAGAAAATATCTTCCTTAAACTCTTTCCATTCTTCTTCGGTACATACTTTTTTAAGTACCAATTGGACTCTTAGTAGGTCGTCAAATAGTATGGAGAACTTGTTACGAAGACGCTGGATGAACTTTGTGAACTTTAACTCATCTCTAGTGATTTCTGTTGATCTACCTAGTGAAAATCCTTGCTGTGGCTCTAGACGACCAATAGGAACATTCAATGAACGATATAGTTTAGATTGGAAATACTTAACATCTTCCAACTCACCAAGGTTACGGGCACCTTCTAGTGTAGAGATTTCTGTACCTTTAGAACCTTCACGGCGTGGTAACCAAAAATCTTCCAACATTGATAGATGTTTACGGTCGTCTTTGATTTCACCTGTAGAGGAATCATAGACCAACTTATTACGGTATTTGACCATAATATCACGCACATACTGGTCAGCCTTGACAGTTGGCATATTACCTACGTCAATGTAGAATACACGACGCTCCGGTGCTCTGGAGAGGCGATAAATGACGGTTGCATCTTCAACCATACGTAGGTTGTTAAATGGTTTAATGGCCTTGTGAAGATAGGAAAGGACCATTGTTTGTTTTGGGTCCATTAGACCTGAATTGACGTTTACGATAGAATCTGGAGCAATCTTAGAACCAAGATTAGAACCAGAACCAATCATACCTCTCTCGTTATAGAGGTAATATTCGATTGCCTTTTTGATCAACTCAATACCTGTATTCGGATAACGCATCTTTTGGATTTCTCGGATCTTACGAATACGGCGAGGATCGATATACTTTAATTCCTGAATACCATACATAGGTTGTGTTTCATCAATAACGATATGATAGAACAATCTTCCATCAACATAATAACGACGGAAGATATCGTGACCCATATTGTTGAAGTTTAGTAGTTTTAAAATAAGATTGAACTCATCTTCAATACGTTTTTTGATTTGATCTGGAACTTTAAGTTCATCCATATTGATTTCAACACACTGTCCGCCATCTTCAATTACAATTGCTTCATTGACGATTTCATCAATGGCAGTTTCCATTTCTGGCTGAATAGCAAGTTCTCGGTATTTTGTAATTAATTGTGTTTCGTTTCGGAAAGTACCATCGAGGTCTACATATGTACCATAATAACCGGCACCAGCAACCGTTACCGCTCCGTCATCATTCATCGGGAGAGTAAATGATTTCTGTTTAGGTTGTCCTAGTTGAGCATCTTCTATCTTCTTGGGGGTGCCAATTTCAAATCCAAATAATTTCACTATGTAGTCCTTTACTTGATTGAAGACCCGTGGAGCAAAACTCCACGGGTTTAGTTATATTTATGTTACAAATTATGCGCCAGAAACGTCTGTAGTAATAACAGGGAACGCTGACTCCCACCATTGGTAGGCAAATGTAACAGTAAATTCTTCAATCTGGTCACCTGATGCCCAGTCAAGATCAATAGCAGCAACGTCGGTTGGGAAACAACCAATCATTTTATACTGCTTAATAATCTCGCCTGTTTTGGCATACTGTGTAACCATAGCATCGGCCTGATAAGTTGCCATTGTTGCTAATGCTGGGTTACGAATGTTCGCAACGTGAGCATTGAGCGCACTCATCCAAAGCTCTAGGTTATTGCGGATGAGGAAATTCTCATCGTTAATAACTGTAAATGACCAATCAGGGAAGGTTCTTGTACCGGCAACTTTGATCTCACGACCAAAGTATGGAACGCTGATAGAAGATATTGAGTCTCCAGGCAGTGAGGATGCTCTTGCTTTAAACGTAATAGCCGCTGAAGTAAGAGGTGTAATCCCAGGCGCTGGAGGCATGTTCATTGTAATATCGAATAGACTAGCTCGGGCGCCGTCAAATTCGAGACTTGCTCTAAATTGTTGAACATTAAATGCCATTTTAGTTTTCTCCTTTTCCTATTTATTAGACGCCTGTTTTGCCAACAATTTCGGAGAAGGCAACTCCTGTACCAACGGCAACAAAGTTCAATTGAATGAAGTTAATTGCTCTGGCTGGCTTAATGTAGATATCACCAACGAACTGGTTTTGGTCGATAATTTCTGGTGTATTGTTAGTAGTATCACAAACAACTTGATAGTCAAAGATACCTCTTTTACCTTTAATGTCTCTAAGGAAAGGATCTACTAGAGCAACGAACTGGGCACGTGTAAACTCATCGTTGAACTCAAATAGAGAATACTTAGCAGCTCTTGAAATTGACTGTTCAAGAACAATAAACAATCTGCGAACGTTGATACGATCAAATGCAGATGGTTTAGATGTCATTGTCTTATCGCCATAAAAAACTGTACCGACACCTGACATTGAAACGACTGGGTTGATAGAGTTTTTATATAATGTATCTCTGTCGGCCTGATTTGGTGACCAAGAAAGTTGAACAACATTTTTAATCAAACCGCGGTTTAGACCTGCTGGTGACCACCATGCAGCATTTGTATAATCTGTTCTGGCACAAAGACCAGCAATATCACCATTTAGTGGAACCCAACGATAAACATTATTATACTTGTCAAATTGTTTCTTCCAACCAGAATCCATAACAGCATATGAAGATGAGTTAAATAGATTACGGAATGTAACAATTTGTTCAGCCTCATAACCCATATTATTGATAACTGCCTGTGGTGGTGGAGAAATAAATGTTACCAAATCTTTTCTTGATTCGGCAATATTATTGACAATATATTCAGAAACAGTCTGAGAAACACCACCGGTGATTAGCAAAGACACATCTGCTTTTTCAGAATCACCAAAAAGATCATATGCTCCTGTCAAATCTCCATCTGTAGGAGCAGCATCAGCACCACCTGTTAGTGTTGCTGTGTAATTTGTGTTACCTTCAGCAAACATTGTATTTGATGATGTTGATCCCCAAGTTGAGGTATCAGTATGACCATTATCCATTTGTGCGTGATGAAGTATATAAATGAACTGTGAACGATCATTAATTACGTTGACATAATAATTTGATGTTCCGTCATCATTAGTTGCATCAACTGCTTTTGAAACATATGAAAAACGTTCTAGAACAGTATTAGGTGTTCCACCAAAATGTCCTAATGTATCAACAACAATGATGTGCATTTCGTCATTGGCACCGCCTCTTGCAGAGGTCCAATATGTTGTTCCTGGAACTCCGTTGAAATTTGGAGCATATTCCCAAGTAGAAAATGCTGTAGAATTTGCTGATGCCCAAAGTGAAACTTTTAGTCCGTTACCAATTGCTCCAGGATAACGAGCAGCAAACATACCTGTATTTGCTGGTGCTTGCATATTCATATATTCAATATCATAAACATTTTTATTTTCAATGATTGTTGGTAATGTTCCTGATACTGCGTTATTTGCTTTGGTTGTGTCGCATGTGCGAACAACTAAAATATTTTGAGTATATGATAGAAAGTTTGCTGCGCTATAGAATGAGGTGAAAGTGTTTTGATCTGGTTGACCAAAGGTATTTACCAGTTGTATTTCATTACTAAGTCTTGTTAATTCATTAACTGGACCCCAGACAAAGTTGCCGGCGAACCCTCCAACTGTGGTAGAT